TCTCAGAAAGCTGTCTTGCAAACCTTGCGCGGGTTAGGCAATGACCTTGGCGCGGCTGCTGAAAAAAACATGGACTTGAATGAGGATGTGTTTGATATCTTGATTGGTGCTAGAAATGCGTTTGACTCTGAGGTAAAAGCTGCATTTAAGCCAATTGATGAGGCATTAGAATCTGCTGCTGGCTCTGAAAAATTGTTCGGCATGGGCAATATACGCGAAGCAGTAAAAGAGATAAAAAACATAGAAAAATCTGGATTAGCTGGCGACACCATGCAAGAGCTAAAGTCTGCTTTAAAAGGCATAGATGCTTTAGGCAAGCGAGGGAATGTTTCTTTCTTGGAGCTTTACAATTTACGCAAAACATTAAGCGATAATTTAGCAAGAGTTCCCTTGTCTAAGAAAAATATTCAGCGCGGTCATATTAGTGATTTGATAAGCAAGATTGATGCAAAGTTATCTACAAATAGCGTCAAAGCCACTCTTGATAATTTACAGGTTCCAGCGGGGCTTGAGAGAAGGTTTCTTGAAAGAGCCTCTGAAGCCATTGAGCCAGCCAGAAAGTTATATAACGAAGGCGCACAAATATTTGAAGATATAGAAGCTGCTGGAATTATCAAAAATATTGCCGCTAAAGCTAGAGGAAATCAGCCTATAGGGATTGATGATGTTGCTATGGATAAGATTATCCGTAACAACAAGCCTTTGGTTTTAACAAGAGCGTTAAATGCAATAGATTTTGCCGCTTCTAAAGGAGTGAAAGGAAAGGCTGGAGCTGAGCTTGATAAAGAAGCATTTAGAAACCAGCTAGCCGGAGAATGGCTAAATGATGCTTTGTCTACATCAGGCCTTAGAGGCATTGATGATATTGACCCTTCAAAATTCAAGCCCGCCGCGTTTGCTAAAGCTGTTAAGGACTTAGGCAAAACAGCCGATGTTCTGTTTGGCGCGGATGCAGCTAAAGTAAAATCATTAGCGTCTCAAATGGAAAAGATTGGTCTATCAAATCTAAAGCAAGCTGATGTTGACGCAGTTATTAAAGAAATAGGGAAAGATGCTCCTTTAGCCGAACAATTAACCGTCTTAACCAATTTGCAGAGGGCTGCACGCGATGAACAAAAAAGCTCTGCTTTGCGTGCTTTGCAGGCTGGAGATTTAAATCCTATTCAGGCAGCAGAACTAATTTCCACTAGAAGCACAACAGCGACAGACGTAAAAAAGATTTTTAATGCGTTTAAAGGAAACGAAGAAGCTCTTCAAAAGTTGCGCGGTAATTATATGGAACGCCTTATTTCTGACTTTGGCGATACACTGACGACAGACGGGAAAGCCTTGGGTGCTTTTGCAAAGCGCATTTTAGATGCTAACGAGGGCGGCAAGTTGTCGGCTATATTTGGCGATGAGATGGGCAAGGATATGGCTGAGTTTGCTAGAATACTAGACTTTAACTCTCGCACAGCGGCTGGTGGTGATTTGGTTGCTGCTAACATCGCCGCTAGCCCAATTCAAAACCTTGGTAAACTAGCCAAGTTTACAATTGTTGGGCGGCTTTTAACATCAGGTCCGTATTATAAGCAAATTGTTCAAGACTACAAAAAACTTTCATCAGGGCAAACAGCCGAAGAAAAGTCAAGAATACTTGGCAGGCTAATCTCTCAGTCTTTGGCTCAACAAAGCCAAGAGGGTGTGCGGGAAGCAGAGCAACAGATAAGCTCAGTAATAGAATCTTCTGGTCTGGGCGAGCAAATCCAAAATATAAACAGCCAGGTGCAGTCTCAAATACCGAACAATTCTACGGGTATTGGGCAGGCAGCGGTTGTTCCGCCCGCATCCCCAGCGCCCGCAGCACAACAATCATCAGTTAGACAACAGGCCGCGCAGAACCCGGCAGTGGCACAGGCCCTCGGTATACGCGGCGCAACAGCAGGGTTGATATAAAATGAAATCGACAACGATTGACCAGCTACGTCAGGAGCTTGCTTCTGATGAGGGCTGTAAGTACGAGATATATTTAGACCACCTAAATTTGCCCACGTTTGGCATAGGTCACTTGATTAAGAAAGATGACCCTGAGTACGGCAAGCCTGTTGGCACGGTCATAGAGCAAGAGCGCGTGGACAACGTATTCAAGCTTGATATAGCTGTAACGCTAGATGATTGTCACCGCTTATACCCAGATTGGAATGAGCTGCCAGAAGAGTGTCAGCTTATCATTGCGAATATGATGTTCAACCTCGGATACCCACGCCTGTCAAAGTTTAAAGGAATGAAGGCTGGAGTGGACGCGAGAGAGTTCAGCGCCGCATCAGACGAGATGGTGGATTCCAAGTGGTATACACAAGTACCTAACCGCGCAAGGCGTTTAGTAACGCGCATGAGAGCATTGGCAGATGATTCCGAAAGTTAGTGCAGCCACAGGCCCCGCGCCAATGAAAAAACACTGCCGCCGTTGCCCACGTTGTAGTGAGCCGTTGAAGACAGTGTATGTTCATGGTCATACGCAGTGCGTTAATTGTGACTGCATTATAGATGATTGCTGCCAAGGCGAAACCTGTCAGGCCGCTCCATCAGCATCATAATCACAACGCCAGCTTTTAGATTCATAAGGAAATTTATGGTCGCTAAAAACATTGACGCTAAATTTTGACATTTCAACTGTACGCGCTTTGCATTCCGATAGAGAATTATACGGCCCCCAATTGTCTCTTAATTCAAAACAATGATTACCGTAGCCGCTACCGACAACAGCGCATACAACAATAACTGCTGTATACATAACTACTCCAATTCTACAACAATCTCCATCTCACTGTGTCTTGGTGTTAGCATCTCCAGCTTGCATACAGGGCAAACCATAAAATCCTCTTCAAGACCGTCAGATTTAAATTGCATTTCTGTTTCACACTTAGGGCACAACCCATACGACATGAGCCGCGCCATTTTTCCATCACCTTCTTGTATCATGGGATGTCTCCCTAGAAAGTTGCACTATATTAACATTTAGGTCATACTTATAGCGTACTGTCAAGAAATAAATTTCACACTTCCAACGGGGGGAAGATGTTAAATCCTTTCGAGGCTGGCAAGCTAGGCGAACATATATGTATGGTTCGCTTGATGAAGCTTGGCTACTCTTGCCAAATAGTCAACTTAGATACGGTTGATGTAATTATTAATTGGCAAGATGTTTTTCTGCGCGTTCAAGTTAAATCTAGCATTTTAAAAGGCAGAGGCGGAGCGCAAGCCGCGCACATGGGGTATCAGTTCGCTACATCTCATGGCGGCAAGAAAAAGCCACTAACAAAACAACAATGCGATATAATAGCCTTTGTTGCAGTAGAGCCAGAGCGCGTTTTGTTTAAACCAGTAGAGTGCCTAAAAGGTCAGGTGACAAAGCGTATATCGCCTGCAAAATTTATTAAAGATGATTTGGAGCAGCGGTCTTTGCAAAATTGCTTAGACCGTATTTTTTTGTCCAACTGAGCCAATTCCCATAGAACCAATTGAATCACCGTACTTTTCCTTGTAAGCTTCAGATACAAGCATACCAATCTGTTGACGTATGTTACGGTGTTCATCTTCACAAAGCTTTCTCAGCTTGTTATAGGTTCTCATGTCAATTCCGACAGTTCTATGATTTCCTGATGCCACAAAAGCCTCCAACAAAAAGGGACATATAATGACATATAATAAAGGTTTTTATCAGAAACGCAATAAGTTCGGTGCGAAGAAAACCGAATTTATGGGGATGAAGTTTGATAGCAAGTGGGAGGCAGAGCGGTATGGGCAGCTCTGGAAGATGCAAGAAAACGGCGAGATACGCAACCTAGATAGACAGGTGCGATTTAACATGGTCATTGACGGGCAAAAGATTTGCGCGTACATAGCCGACTACACATACTACAAGCCGAATAAAGACAGCGAGGACGAATTTATAGTCGAAGATGCCAAGGGCGTGGAGACAGATATATTCAAATTAAAGAAGAAGTTAATGAAGGCTTTGCATGGCATAGAAATAAAGATATCGAAAAAAAATCAAAAAAATTAAAAAAAGTTCTTGCAATGTGAAACAAGTATCACTACCTTGGGTGTATCGAAAGAGTTTAACAGCTCAAAATATTAACCAAGGAGGTCGCAATGACCAATTCAGACGTATCGTCTGTGTCCTCCGCATCCCTAGCTGAATTAACCATGCTCAAGAAAGAGCTGGACCAGCTTATTGTGGAGTCACAGGAAAAAGTAAAGGTTATCAAGAATGAGCTTGAGAACCGCTATCTAGGCAGAGCGCAAGACACTTTGCGTCAAAACGGAAAAGACTTTGGCAGCGTAACCATTGAAGACGCTGGTTATAAGCTAAAGGTCAATGTTCGCAAGCGCGTGGAGTGGGATGAAGGTAGGCTTCTAAATATCTTAAATGGTATGGATGAAGATACTGCTCGTCACTACGTTTCTGTCAAATACACAATCCCAGAAGCTAAGTATAATAATGCTCCGCCTGAAATTCAGGCGCGGCTTAGTGATGCGCGTACTGTGCATTTGCAGGGTACAAGCATTGATGTTGAGGGAGATGATGATGCTTAACATTATCACAGCCGAACAACGGCTAAACGAAAAGAAGGGCCACAAGCTAGTTGTGTGTGGTCAGTCTGGGGTGGGCAAGACTTCTCTTGCTCGCACCCTCGACACATCCAAGACCCTGTTCATGGATTTAGAAGCGGGTGACGCGGCTATTGAAGGCGTAGCCATTGATGTCATTCGTCCGCGCACATGGACAGAGTGCCGTGATTTCGCGGTGTTCTTGGGTGGGCCGAACCCGTCTTTGGGTGAGGACGCAACTTACAGTCAGGCACATTACGATTATGTGTGTCAGACTTATGGAAACCCAGCAGATGTTTTGTCTAAGTATGACACAATCTTTGTTGACTCAATTACCGTAGCGGGGCGTTTGTGCTTTACGCATTGTCAGAACCAGCCTGAGTGTAAATCAGACCGTACTGGCAAGCTGGACACTCGTGCAGCTTACGGTATGCAAGGGCGTGAAATGATGGGGTGGCTATCACATCTCCAGCACATCCGCGATAAGAATGTAATCTTTGTTGGCATTCTGGATGAAAGGACAGATGAGTATGGTCGCCAGACTTATGAGCTGCAAATTGAAGGCTCTAAAACTGGACGCGAATTGCCGGGCATTGTGGATGAAGTTATTACAATGGCTCTTATGTCAGATGATAACGGAGTTCCGTATCGCGCCTTTGTGTGTCAGACACTGAACCAGTGGGGATACCCAGCTAAAGACAGGTCTGGCAGATTAGATACTCTAGAAGAGCCGCACTTAGGCAAACTTCTAGAGAAGATGAGTGGCGGTACGCCACAAAATGAACGTCCTATGGACTTTGTAAATCCAAGTGAAATGAATGGAGCGGAAGAAAATGCTTAATCTTAATGAAGTAGAAACTGGCAGTGAACAGAAGCCTTTAGAGCTTATGCCAGACAAAACACCTGTTCGCGCGATTATTAATCTATTGGGCGGTGACAGCGAAATGCCTGAGTTTGGGCCTGGCTTTCTTTTCAAGAAGTCCATGTCATCTAGCGCAGTGTATTGCCCGATGGAATTTACCATCATTGGCGGTCAGTTCGATAAGCGCAAAGTATGGCATAACCTTTTTGTGCACGGTGACAAGCTAAACAGTAACGGCGTTCCTGTGGCGCGTCAGATTGGCCTTGAAACGCTCCGGCGCATGATTGACAGCATCCATAACTTGAAGGGCGCTGACATGTCTCCAGAGGCTCAGCAAAAGCGTAATATTGCTGGCCTTGATGCCCTGCAAGGACAACAGTTTTGTTTCTTGGTTGGTGTAGAGCCGGAGCAAAATGGATACGCTGCAAAGAACAAAATGACTATTGCGCTGACTCCAGACAATAGTGATTACATTCCTAGCGGCGGTAGTGGCGCGGCACCAGCAGTTAATCAGACATTGATTAATTCAATGCCGCCACAAGGTCAGGCCGCTATGAATGCTCAAGCCCCTGCGGTAACAGCAACGGCTGGAGTTGTTCCAGCGTGGGCGCAGAAGTAATACTCAATGCTTCGTTACCCGAATGGGTTTCTGGCATTGATTAGGGAGGAGCCTCGTAGCTGCCTGTGACTCCTAGGGCACAATGAAGGGGGCTTGGCTCTTCCCGACAATAATTTTCTGGAAGTCAGGATTACGGCGAAAGCTGTGCGTCTCCAGAGATAGGGGTGTGTAAGTCAGACTGCTGTATAGCGGAACCACTACAGTGATGGGCTCTCTATATGTATCGAGCCTAAGCATTCACCCCGCCTAAAAGAAGGGTCTGGCTTTGTTGCTAGGCTAGACCCTTCTTCCTTTAACTTTAGCAACATCAGAGGGGCCGCCATACAAACGGAACGGCGGTATGGATAAGAAAATGGCTTTAACTAGCATTACAAGTAAACAGCGCAAGCTGTCATCAGAGCTTTCTCCAAAGCAGCAAATTGCAAATTTGAAGGCTTTAATTAAAAACCCACCTGAGAATAGTCGGGTATGTGAATTCACGCCAGAGCTGGCTGAATATATTTTGTCAAACCTGAACATCAAAAATCGTCCGCGTAAGGCGCAGAAGATTATTGAATACAAGCGAGACATGCAAAACAATAATTGGTCACTAACTGGCGAAACAATTAAGTT